ACTCGCGGAAGTAAGAATAATATCTGCCAAGATTGATCTACTTGCGTTTTGATCTACGTTTGCACCACTCATCTGACGATCAATATACAATCTTACCTTTGCACCAGTTTGCTGACGTTGAATAACGTCTTCAACCATTCTACTGGAAAGAAGTGTGTCATCATCTGTTGAGTAAACACTGGCAGAACCACTACCATCAGCGAAACCTGAGATGAAGGTTCTAAATGGTGCAGTTTGAGTAACAGTTTGACCAATACTTGTTACGTCAATTTCTGCTCTGGTTATTTCAAAACTCCACTC